CAAAAGATGTTATGGGTGACCCTCAAACTGTTAATTATGTACCTTTTAGAAATTTAATGCTAATTAGTATTTGCTTAGCATATGCTGAAAGTCATAACGCAAATACCGTATGGCATGGAGCTGCACAAGCAGATAGCATAGCTGGTTATTGGGATGGCAGCGAGGAATTTATTCACGAAGTAAATAGAGTTAGTAGTTTGAATAGGCGTGTAAAAATTGCAGTTGAAGCACCACTCCTTACAAGATCTAAATTAGATATAGTAACATTAGGTAAACATTTAGGTGTCGACTTTTCTAATACATGGACATGTTATGAAGGTCAAGATGAAGCGTGCGGCGAATGTACTGCATGCAGTCTAAGATTACAAGGGTTTATAAAAGCTGGTTATATTGACCCGGTACCGTACAAGAAAGAAATTGACTGGAATTCTTTCAATTGTATACCATTATTATAGTATGTGCGGTATATTTGGTGCTACAAATAAAGATCGCTTTAAAACTCTTTATGAATTAAATCGTACAAGAGGTGACTTTGCGTTTGGATGCTGCTTAATTACCCGCGATCGTTCAACACAGTATATTGATTGGCAACCTGGTGTTGCAGATTTAAACGATGATATTTTTACAAAAGAAAGCAACTATTATTATATGCTCGGTCATACACAAGCACCTACTTCTGCACAAAGAGAATTTTCTGAGAGAACATCACACCCGTTTGTTGAATCAAATTGGGTAGTTGCTCATAACGGTGTTTTGTCTAATTTTAAATATTTAAAAGAAAAATTTATTCCTGATTGGGATAACCCCGTTGATAGTAGTATTATACCGTTTTTGCTAGCAACATTTGAAAACGAAACAAACTGTGAAGCTAGCTCACTTAAACAAACATTAGAAGAGCTAGAAGGAACGTATACCTTGTGGATTTATAATACTAATTCAAAAAATCTTTATATTGCAAGATGTGGGTCAACATTATATTTTAATGTTCTTGAAAATGAATTTTCATCTATTAAGGATACAAATATGGAACCGGTACCTGACAATACAATCTATCAAATTACTCAGGAAGGTATAACTCTTATAAGCGGGTTTGACGGTCACTCACCGTTTTTAATTATATGAAATTTTGTATCTTTAGTTGTACTAAACATAGTGATGAGAAGCAAACTGAACTATATAAAAGCGTTATTGAATTTGAAAAGCTAGATGTATTTTTTAAAAAAGAAAATACTGATGGGTTATCTAAAGCATACAATAATTTTTTAAATAGTAAAGATGCCAATGAATACGATATAGTTGTTTTTTGTCATGATGATTTGTATATAGATGACTTAAAGCTTGAGCAAAAGCTTACCAAAGCATTTAATTTGGGTTATGATATAGTAGGTTTAGCTGGCTGTATTAATCCTAAAATACAAAAACCCGCTCTCTGGCATCTTATGGCTGGCGGTTTTCAGAGTGGCAATCTCAGAGGTATAGTAGGTCATTTTACTGATAACAGCACAGAAGAATACTTTATTACATGTTTCGGTAAAACACCCTCGCGAGTTATTGTTTTAGATGGGCTTTTTCTTGCAGTAAATATCAAAGCAGTTAAAGCAGCAGGGTGGAAATTTAATGAAAATTATAGTTTTCATCACTACGATATTGCATCATGTTTAGATGCAAATAAAAAGAAGCTTAAATTAGGCGTTTACCCTATTAACGTAATGCATCGTTCACATGGCTTAAAAGATTTTGACAAAAAATTTACTGACAGTGAAGAAAAATTTCTTAAAGAATATTCAAGTTGAATAATTTAAGTTACATGTACAATTAATATTATGTCGAATATAGATTTTGATTATTTCGAAAAAGTTATATTCTATAAATCATTGACTGACGAAAAATATCTCGGGTCAATTGTTGATTATATTAAGCCAAACTTTTTTAAGGATAAAAAGATTAAAGAAATCTTTACAATTATTTCTGATTTTTATATTAAAAATAATACTGTACCAACAAGTACCGAAATTAAATCATACCTTGTTAACGATAAATTAAAAGAATGTTTTAGAGATTTAGTTCTTGAGATAAAAGATATTGATAAGAATTTAAATGAAGATGAACTCTATAAAAACACTGAACAATTTTTAAAAGAAAAATCCGTTTATACAACTATGATGGATGTCGCTGATAAATGTGCAAAAGGTGAAATTGATACGTCTGAAATATTGAAAAAATTTGAATCAGCATGCAGTATTAATTTGTCTGTTAATTTAGGTATCGAAATTTTATCAAATTCTGATTTATTAATAGATGATTTAAATAAAGTAGAGAATTATATTTCTACAGGATGGCCGTGGTTAGATCAAAAAATAGGAGGTGGCTTACAGGAGAATGGTAGGTCTTTGTATGTATTCGCCGGTGAAACAAATATCGGAAAGTCCATCTTTCTCTCAAATTTAGCTGTAAATATTGCACGACAAAATAAAACAGTTCTGGTTATATCTCTAGAGATGCCAGAGTTGATTTACGCAAAAAGACTTTCATCTAATGTAACAAAAATACCTGTTTTCAGATTAAAGGGTGAGCAGGACCAGCTTAAGTCGGGGCTAACAGAGTTTGCTAAAAAAAATCCCTGCGCAAAAATCTTTATCAAAGAGTTTCCGCCCTCAACAATATCACCTTTACAGATTTCAGCATTTGTTAAAAAGTTTGTAACAAAGGGAATTAAGGTAGATGCTATAATTATCGATTACCTTAACTTGATACATTCTCCGCATGGTACAAACTCATATGAGCGTGTTAAGTACGTGACTGAAAAGGTGAGAGCTCTTTCCTATATTTTTAATTGTCCTATTATTTCTGCAACGCAGTTAAATAGATCCGGGTATAGTGAGTCCGACCCGTCCATATCAACTATTAGTGAAAGTATCGGCTTAGCTGCAACTGCTGACGTTTTACTAAGCATCTTTCAAACAGATGAAGAAAGAGAATTAGGCGTAATACATCTAGGTATGATGAAGAATAGATTTGGACCTAACTTCGGTAACGTGTTGCTACGCATTGATTACCCTACTCTTACTATTGTACAGGACGACTCTATAAATGATACGGACGAAAGCAATTCTATTGTCAATACACTTAAAACACTTTCAGAAAATACTTGATATTAAACAAGTTTTCGTAAATAATATGTAAATGGACGGAAAATACTGTTTTGTAGTAACGCAAAACATTGAGACGGCAACGTGTGTACTTTTATTTAAATGGCTTACAAAAAAAGACAACATTACAGTATTTGTTTCAACTGAAGAGAATTTAATTGCTGACCTGAAAAAGTTATCGCTTAATGAGTTTAAATTTGTTTATGTTATAGGATTTTATAACCTTGCAAAGCTACCTAACGAATATGACAAGAAAAACATTCTCTTTATAAACAAAATCTGCAAATTTAAGCCCAAATTTGAAAATAAAAATATTATAACTGGCGATATAACTACACTTTCTCTGTTCTATAATTTAATTAAAAAGTACTGTAAAGACGATCTTAATAGCAATCAAACGGTATTTTTTAATAGTGTAAACAATTATTTGAAATATGATTTTGACGATTTGCTTCCTTTGAAATTATTTTACTTTTTTAAGACTCAACCAGTACAAAATAAAGTCGAAGCATTTATTAAGCGCTTTGATACAGGGCTAATAATGTTTAATGAACAAGAAAACCACAAGCTTACAGTTATACAAAAGGAATTAGCCAATGTTTTAAAACATATCAAAACTTACACCGGTGCTCTCTCCTACAACAATACTCATTATAAGATAGTCGCAACATTTGGTAGTAAATTTATTAATGAAATATCTCACAGAGTCTTAAAGCAATCTAATTGTGATATATCTGTTTGTATAGATTTGGAAAAGAAAGTTGCTTACTATAGAAAAAACAAAACATCAGAAGTAGATTTAGGGGAATTGGTCAATAAATGTTTTTCTGGTTATGGAACTGAATTCGCTGCATTTTCACCACTTAACGAAAGCCTTTTAGAGCTAACAAAAACATTCTATAGCTCATGAGCAAATTACTAAGTCCCTCGCACCGAATTATAGAATACGAAATTATGCATAACTTTTTATGCTTCTGTACATATATTTTTTTAATTAATGGAAAAAAACTGAATCTGGCAAATATATTTTTACTTTGTCTTAAAAATGAGCATATTAAAAAGCTGTTAAGGTCAACTTTAGAAGTTGATAATGATTACAAAGCATTTAAAATATTCTTTGAATTCGATCCAACACTATACAAAAGCAAATATATTATGAAATATTTAAATAGGGAAAAAAATGATTAATGTAGAAATTAAACTCGACACTAAGAAATCTAGAGATAAAGAGTATTTTGATAGAAAGTTAAATGCATTTACAAGAGAAGTAAAGCGCTCAGAGGTTTTAGAAG